GGCATATCAGAAAAAATTCTGCATACCCTCAACAATTCTATCGTTTTCCTCGTTACAGTCTGTACATGTAAATTGTAAGTGATAGGTTGTTTTTGGCATATCCTGTAGAAATGCAGCAACCTTTGCAAATTGTCCTGAAGTCATTGATTCCAAAAACTCGTCAATTGCCTCTTGTGGTTCATCGTCCAATGAGACTCGTTCATCTGATGTGCGAATAGCTTCCATACACTTTGAGATTAACATGAATGCATTCTTGGACGAATCGTCAAGTTCTACTTGACCTTCTGATAAATGTTTGTATGAAGGGTAACGCATCTCGACACTGATGTCATCGTTCAGTTTGATGATGTTATTAATCTTTTCAGGCATACTGACCTTCACTTGTTCAAGGTCAATCTCAACATCGTTTTGAATATTACAGTGCGAACACTTAACTGATACCTTTGTTTTCTCGCCAACAGATTTTGCACGAATCTGAGTAAACATATACTCAACGTCAAAGGTAGTAAGTTTGTTTCGGTTGATAGTATCTTCAACGCACGATTCGATTGTATCAAGTACTGCTCGAAGGGTTGCCTTCTCATCTCCTGATTCGAATGCCATTAAAAGGACTTTTTCTTCTTTCACAAGATAAGGTCTAAACCTCACCATTTTTTGAGTTGACGGAATTGTCAATTCATATCTGGGTGCATCATTTAACTTGGGTAACGCCATTTCATTATTCTCCGTTTATATAATAAAGTCATATTCCAGGTCCTCTGCGACTACGTTGTGGTTTACTGTTTACCAATAAATTACGTTGTCTTTGTTGTTCCGTTGATTCGAATGTGCTTGCAGAAGATGAGTTAACTTCTCTCCAATTTTTATATACAAAATCAACTGATATTTCTACTAACTGATCTGGTTGGTCACTGTATGATGGACCAGTCATCGTTACTGGATATGCATCTTCAAGTAAACAATTGTATACAACACTGTACTCTTGATTTATATCGGATTTATTTCCAGCATTCGTTGCTTGTTCAGCTTTATTATTAGAAATTTTTTGAGCGAGACCTTCAACAGTAGTTTTTTTCATTAGTTGTTGGATATTAATATTTCTGGTATAATCACTATAGTAACCCAGCTGATACGTTTTATTATCTACTACCAGATTCATCCACTGTTCAAAAAATGTTCTAACAAAGGGATTGTTTAATACCAAAAAAGTCATGGTAACGTTTGGTTTTTCATAACCATAAGCGACAGTTTGTTTAGTCAATCCTATAAGTCTTTCGTTTGTCAAAATAGAACGTCCAGGCATATTTGTCGAACGACACAAGAGATCTAAGTTTTTAGCCTGTTCTTGTGCGGGCAAAATAACCCTGAAAAGGTTGCCTAAAGCAACACCATCATTGGAACCAATAACGTTTTTTAACTGTTCTATACTATAGGCCACTTATGACTTCCCTTGTGTTTTTGTATACAGCAGATTGACCTGCGCCTCTCCATTGTGCCGTTGGTAGAAAGGTTGCAATCTCCCACTCTGGCGCGGGTACGAATGCCAACTTGTCTTCTACCTGTCTGGTTAAGTAATGTTTAAAACAAGGTTGAAACATTTTCAACCGTGAAGTATTCTTTAACATTGTGTATGTGATACCCAACCTTGTATCTTCATCATAGTTATTATCAGTCGTATAGTTCATTAACGAATCAAGAAACTTCGCTCTCAATGCGATTGGTAGATAATGTAGATTCAACCCATAGAACCCTTTAGGTGCTGGGCCTGCAATAATCACGAGAGGAAACGCATCCCAATATGGTAATGTGTCTCTATGTTTTGCATCATAAAAGAACATCGCCATCTTACCAATCACTGCTTTATTTCTTCCAGCACTTGCAGACTGTCTATCGATAGGGTCTTCTTTCATTAACGCACGTCGATTGACCTGCATGTTCTGAACTTTTTTTCTAAACCACTCTCGTGATTCACGAGAACGAGGAGTGATGCCCGCTCTAAACGCCTGCTGTTCTACTTTTTGGAAAAGATTACTCATGGAAACTATTTAGTCTTTTTTCTAGAATATTTCGGAAGGGGCTTTAGTTTTTTGAGAGGCTTGGGCATGATACCCATCAACCTCAGTTCAACTTCTGTCCATATCTCAAACTTCCACCCTCTATCTTGTGCATATTCGTTTGCCGCTTCCCATTTGTTTCGATTCTTGATATAAGTATATGCTTCAGTAATATATCTTTTAGTTCGTTTGTTACCCTTGGGTGGTTCGGTTTCTTTGTGGGGTTTTACTTCAACTAACGATGTTGTGCCTGTTTTCCATGTGACTGTAAAGTCGGGATAGTAACGATGGTATTTCTTGTCAGCCTCATAGTAATATGGTATAATAACTTCTTCACTAGACCAAGAGACAACATCATTCGAGTTGTCGAAGTACATCATGCAGTATTTCTCCCACATGCTTCTGTAAAAAACACGTGATGAGTCGCCTTTATACTTCTTGGGGTTTTTAACTCTGTAATTACCCGAATATGTCATAGAATCACTTATAAATAAAATTATTTATTAGAGTTTCAAATAATGGCTGAAACACAGTTACAGACAAGCAAAACAAACTTAATTGCTGGTAAGGTTATCGCAGACACTACTTTTTCTGACAGGGGAGATCAAGAAAGTGCGGTGTTTCCTTTAAATTACAGAAATGATTATTCGGGTAAAGTTGTATTTTCTGTTATTGAAGAAGAAGAAACCAATATTGATGAAATAAGAGATGCTGTAAGAGTAGAAAAAGAAGCAATAGCAGCGAGAGACAACTCTTTGGATGAAAGGGGTGAACCTGTAAAAAAATCTACCCAACAACAAAATCAGGAATTGAAAGATAAAACACAAGCAAGGGCGCAAGGAAACAGACCTAGTACAGTAAACTCATCAGCTCAGAAAAAAGATCCTCCAGCTGCGTTAAAAAGTGCAACTTTATTTTTACCCCAATCAATAACATTCGCTGATGGTGTTCAATATGAAAATGTTGATCTCGGAGCGATTGGTGGTTTAGCACAACAAGGTGCTCAAGGAGCTTTAGGTGGTGATGGTTTTATAGGTTCTATGGGTGGTGGCATACAGTCTATCATGGACTCTTTTAAAGGTGGAACCAGTGCGGGTGCTGGTAGACTTGCTGCAAATGCGGTAAGTAATGTTTTTGGTAGTGCCGGTTCTGCTGGCGTAAGGGCCGCAACCAGGGTCACAATGAATCCTAATACAAGGGCACTGTTCAAATCTGTAAACATGAGAGCCTTTACCTTTACTTTTAAAATGATTCCGCTCTCATTAGAAGAGTCATTGGAAATACAAAAAGTCATTAAGTTTTTCAGAACCGAACTGTATCCAGAACAAATTCTTTTAGGTGAAGAACAGGACAAAGAGGGTCAGGTTCCTTTAGGTTATAGGTTTCCTAACAAAATTTTAATAGAAATGTTTTATAACGAAAAAAACGTCGCCACAAAAATTCTCCCTTGTTATCTGGAAAGTATGCAGACAGTGTATAATCCAAGTTCTATGGGTATGCACGCCGATGGTTCGTTTCAAGAAGTTGATATTTCACTCAATTTTAGAGAGGCTAGAACCCTGAGTAGAGATGACATTGTTAGTGGAGGTTACTAAACATGGCTAATTTTTATTTTAGAAACTTTCCATTTATAAAGTATTCTTTTGGTGATGATGAACCAGAGGTCTATTTTCAAAAGATGTCTGCGGCGATTGATTTGTTCGATAACATCAAACAGGATGTGAGTTTCACAACCAAACAAACTATCCTTGATTTTGAAAGACCGGATACTCTCTCGTATCGACTTTATAAAACCGTTGATTATTACTGGACTTTCTTTTTGATGAACGACAAACTAAGAGAGTCCGGATGGCCTCTTCATACGGATAGAGAACAAGAGGTCATTGAAGAAAGATATCCTTATTGGGTATTCAGTACTAATGATTTCTTCTCTGGTTTATTATCGAAAGACCAAGAACTGTTTTTGGTCGGAAACAACGTTAATCAATATGGTTCTGTAGTTAGGTCCGATCCATCGAAGGGTCAGATTATATTTGCACCTAAGTACCAAAAACAAAATACCATTGATCCCAATGGTCCTAGACAAGATGTTAGTCAGGCTGTTGTCAATTCTGCATTTCCTGGTATCACGGGCGTACAATTTGAAACTAACAACGTTCTCTATAATCTTGCAAGTTTTCAACCTACCGTACTTGAGTATAATGGTACGCATCATTGGGAAACATCTTTAGGCGACTATGCAGATTATTATCCTCTTACGGGAGATATTAGTGGATTAACTAAAGTTACGTATAAAGAAAACTTTCAAGCAAGAAATCAAGACCTAAGAGAAATAGCAGTTTTAAGACCAGGAATTGTTGGCCAGGTCGTTGGTGAATTTCAAAAATTGATAAGAACATGACACAACAAAATATTTCACAACAATATAAATTATTGAAAGCTGAAATATCTTCAGATAGATTGGGAGATAGAACAGTAGATGTTAGGGCTCTAATACCAGAATTAACTTTCTTTGAAAATTTAGAATTGCCTTATGTGACCGGAAAAATGTTACTCGTCGATGATAATGGGTTGTTTGACCTTTTAGATTTTAGAGGCACAGAAAAAATAACCTTTGAAATTTCAGGTATCGGAAATTCTTTAGAACCGTCGATTGGTGGAAAAGACGAAAGGGTTAAAACTTTTATTATGACCAAAATTGAAAAAACTGTTCGTAATAACGACAAGACAGACGTAATGTTGATATCTTTGGTTGAAGAACATTTTTTTAAAAACAAGTTGGTTAAAGTCAGTAAAGCATTTACTGCAAGTATAGAGACAACGATTACTGAGATTCTTTACAGTTATTTAAATAAGAATGTAGACCAATCTTATCTCACGAAATCATCGCAAGGTGTTCGTAAAATTAATGTTCCATATATGAACCCACTTGATGCTGTTGAATGGTTAAGAGATAGAATAACAACAGAAATTGGTGCGCCATATTTTATTCATTCATCTATATTTGATAACAATATTAGGGTGTCTAGTCTAGACGGATTTTTGTCGCAAAAACCATTCAATAGAAAAATACCATTCGTATATTCTGCAAGTGTGGCTGGTAGTGCTGAAGCACTATCTGAAAATCAAAGAAGTTTTCTAATAGAAAACTATAAAAGGGATGCTTCTGAAGATACGTTAATGATGGTCACTAAAGGTTCTTTGGGTGCGTTATATACTAACACCGATGTTGGAACTGGTATAACAACCCGAAATCGTTTTAACATGCGAGACATTTTGTTAGATATGAAAGCGAAAGAACTTATACCTGATACAGCATCACAAATAATTTTTGATGATGCACAAGTCGTTGATAACAAATATATTGACGAATATGATTCAAAGGTTTATCATCAAATATCATCTACAGGCACATACGATACGTTTCTGGGTTACCACGATGTCGTTGATAGTTTAGATAATACTCTTAAACTAAAAAACATTGCGTTACGTAATGCCTTATATCGCAATATGGTTAATATGGTTATACCAGGGGTAGCGTTTATGTATTCTAAAGCTAGTGTTGGAGATATAATGAGATGTGTTTTCAATAGTAGTTCTGCTGACCCGAACATTAAAGATGCTGATAATTTGACTGATAAACAAAAATCCGGAAATTATTTAATATATGCAACAAGACATATGTTCAAAGGTTCCAAACATTCAGTTTCTATTAACGCTACAAAAATAACTAAAGAATACCCACAAACATCTTATAATGGAGAATCTGGTTTTGTTTAGGTCTATAGAAACAGAATATTATGGGGATCAAACCAGATGGTTCGTAGCAACGGTAATCAATTCCTCACCACCCCCTGGATTAGAGGGCCGAGTTAGAATTCGTATTCATGGTATACACGATCCTTATACTGGAAATGTTTCCGAATCGGATTTGCCGTGGGCGAATGTCGCTATTCCTCTTACTGAAGGCGGTAGTTCAGGTATTGGTAAAATACCACAGGTTTTGCCAGGAGCTTTCGTTTATGGTGTTTTCATGGATGGTAAATCATCTCAAACACCTCTTATTTTGGGGTCATTAAATAAAATAGAATTTCCTACTGAAGTTCAGGTGAGAAGTTCTAAAGATAAAACTTTAAGCGTTTTCAAATCAGACTATGACCCAGAAAGAAAGGTTGATATAATAACTGAAGAAATTACGGACGATAGACTTGCTTCAACAACCGTAGGTATTAGAAGAAGTCAGTGTATGCGTTTCTTCATTGATAATGGATATACACCAAGACAGGCCGCAGGAATTACTGGATGTTTAGAAGCAACATCTGCTTTTGAAACGTATAATGATGATGAACCTAATCTTCAGTTCTTTGGCATAGCAAAATGGGATAAAAATGGAACTAGATATAGAAACCTAATAACATTCGCAACACAAATACAAAAACGTTCGTCCATTAAAAGATTCTCAATTCAACTTCAATATGTTTTATATGAACTGAGAACATTATTTTCGAATGTTAATGCTAAACTTTTAAGGTCAGAATTGATTGATGGTACTGGTGGTTCTGTGGATATTATTAGTAGACTTTATCTAAAAAATCGTTTCATTGCTGGTGGAAATCCATCAATATTTAAAATGATTGATGATAGAAAAAGAAACGAATCGATTAAATTAGCAACTAAAGCATATAACGAAGTCACGGTTTAGTAAGATGTCAGTAACTAAAGAACAAATAGATAAAGAGTTATCATCGTCTAAAAGTAGAGTCTCATATAATAATGTTGAGACCGCATCTTCTAACGTCAAAGAAACTTTTGACAATGTTAAAAAAACAGAGGTCGGTAAAAATACCGGCGAAGTTATTGGAGGCATTCAGTCAGTCACAAGTAAAACAGATGATTTAAATAATACGATAAACAATACACCGACTGAAGGCCTGGTCACTTCTGGAGCATTAGACGCTGTTAACCCTGCACTAAACACTGACATCGGTGGACTGAGTGCGCCCATTGGTGTTCCAGTATCGATTACCTATACTGACAGTGGTGCAGTTGATACAATTGATACGAGCAGTAAAAAAACCAGTGGTTCCCTATCTTCTATTCTTAGCGGCATAACTGGGTTGGGTGTAGCACCTGGTTATCTACAAAATATGATATCTAACGCTAACTCAAAAGGACTGAACACTTCTTTAAATTCTGTTAATGGTAAAGTCGGTGCGTTTTCAAGTATCTCTTCGGTGAATGCACTATCGTCCAGAACACAAAGTGTTATAAACACTATTACCTCAAACGCTTCTACTGACGGTTCATCCATATCGAGCACGTATCTTAATAATTTTTCTACTGAAGGAACAAGTGCAATTAACGATGTCGCTATCACAGTAACCAAAGCCACATCTGCTTCAAAAACGCTAAATGTTCTCGAAGCAATTTCTGGTACTAAAGGTTCTGATGTTCTCCCCCAAGTTAGAAACTACAAGAATACTAGAGCTGGCGTTGTTAATCAAAGAAACAAATTCCTTTCTGATTTAAACAGAGCGATTCCTTTAAATAATCTTGGGTTTATGCAAAACGTGGTTCGGAAGATAGACCCAGCAAGTTTGGATACTGTATTCACAGTCAATAAGATCATTTTAGAAGAAAACGAAAAAGCGGAAATAATCGAATTATCTCAAGGATCACCACAACAAAAACTAAAAGCTAAAAACATATTACGTAAGAAGACCGGAAAAACAACAAGAGAAATTGAAGAGTTTTTGAATCAACTGGATTCCACGGTTGCGGGTTCTGTTATTGTTGATACCTCGAACAGTGTATTCGAAGATCCGTTTTCTATTGGTGGCACAGATGGTCAATGGAACAATGGTGTTGGTGCTGAAGATTTTACATTTTCCTTTATATCTTCAGTTGAAGAACTCGACGCAGAGTTTCGTTCTATTTTTAGAGAAGTTACTGAAATGGTTGTTCATTGGACAGAAACATATTCTAACTCCAACATAGGTGCTGAAGAAATTAATAAAACACAACTTGCACTTGGTTTAGACGGTATTGGATATCACTATGTGATACGAAGAGATGGTTCTGTTCAACGAGGTCGCCCAGTAAATAATCAGGGACAACACGCTGATATTAATGGTCACAACGAAAGAAGTATTGGTGTTGTGTTCGTTGGAGGTATTAATGCGCCAACAGGAACACCTAATCCGTTAGAATATAAATCTGTCAATTCATTGACTAGGAGTCAGTTTACCTCATTTCAAGAAATATGTAAAGCGTTTTATCGTGTTTTTCCTGGAGGACAGATTCTTGGACATAACGATCTAGATCCCCTTGAAGATGACCCTGGTTTCGATGTTAGGGATTTCTGTGAAGATGTGTTCGGTAAGAAGTCTTTATTTGTTGATACTACCAGTGAAAGTCCATTTACGGCTGCACAGATTAATCAGACAGAAGTTCCATCATGACAACATTACTAGACAATTTTAAAAACAGAATTAAATCATTAGGAACTGGTAAAGAAGAAACTCAGGGTGTTCCTAGAGAAGGTTTCAATGAAGCTTCTGGGGAATTTCCTAAAAGAGATTACTTCTTTGGTTCTTCTATTAATAAATCAGCAAGGGGCGAAACGGCACAAAATCTCTTTGCAGGTGGTGGAGACTACGACGTATCCATAAAATTTTCTGATCAAAAACCCTCATTGTTTCCTTACAATCAGGTTCAAGAAACAACTTCTGGTCATGCGATTCATGTAGACGATACACCTGGTGGTGAACGAATACTCATCAAACACCGAACAGGTGCGGGTTTAGAACTTAGAGCAGACGGTAGTGTTTTATTTTCATCTGTCAATAAGAAAGTATCTGTTACTGGTGGCGATGATGTTGTGATTGTTGAAGGTCAAGCAGACCTTGTATACAAAGGCAATGTCAATGTCAAGATTGCTGGTGATTACAACCTTGAAGTAGAAGGAAATATTAACATCACTACGGCTGGTAATAAGACAGAAAAGATTCACCGTAACCACACCAAGACAGTTGATGAAAATCAGAATCACGTGGTAAAAGGTTCTCGTTCTCTTCGAGTAGTAGATGTTAATACAGAAACATTATTATCAGACCGCAATGTATTTGTCAAGGGCGAACAGAAGAATTATGTTGAAGGTAGTGTAGAGTTTACTAGTGGAGATAAGTTGATTACTACTGCCGTAAACGAATGGGTCGCCTCTTCACAGGTCGCAATGTTAGACGCTGATACTGTTTCCGTGATTGGTGTGACAGGAACGATTGGTGGTCAGTTAATAGATCACTACGGTAAAGTCTTCTCAGGTCCTCCCGGCGGTTCTGGTTTGGGTGGCACAACACACTACGGTACTTTTATCGGTAAAGCGACGGAGGCAATCACGTCAGACTTTGCAAACAAGGCAGGAGAATCTTCATGGGCTAAATCTGCTCCGGCTGAAGTAGGAACAGCAACAGGTGCTTCTAAGACAAGGAATCCTAAAACTTATCCAACCAAGATGCCTTACGTTCAAATTGAACCCACAGCAGATATGCCAACAACCGCAATCATAACACCTTTACTTTCGTCTGGCAACTATGGAATAAGAAACGTTGCTGTTGATCCTGGCGATGAACTTAAATTAGAGATTTTAAAAACTGATGATTATGATGGACTGTTCAATCGGGAACCCTCTATTCACGAAATTCGTTCTAAACTAAGAGACCCTGCAAACTTACAAAATTCAAATTTGATTGGTGCGTTGATTGGTGAAGGTAGATTGTCTAGTAAGTATTCCGAAATTAGACCCTCAAGAATAGGTAGAGCATACAATAAAAACCCAAGCTTACAATTTGGTAGAAATCTTCTGGGCAACAACCCGGCTGAAAATAGAAGTAAGAGGTTCACTCCATCATGATATATCTTGTTGACCCCGTATACAATCCGAACTTTCAGTCGGAAATTACTTCCGCAACACCTCTTGCACCTGGTATTACCATAGCCAAGTTTCTAGGGTCTAAGGGTTCTCGTTTACAGTTTGAACAAATGACTGGTGATAAAAAACTTATCGCACGCCAACTCTATCTTCAGGCGGAAGTAATGCGAACAGTAATCACGAACAAAACTTTTGAAAAAAACCGATTGATTGTGTCAGAAGGTTTATATAAACCAGCGCCTGGAGAAACACCTACAAGAAACTCCATTAACGATTACAAACAAACTGGACGTGCGATTGTTTATCAATTACTTGGAGAAGACGGTAAGATCGATTTTGAGAACTCGTTTGAACTATCCGTGTATTGGAAAGACTTTTTGAAGTATCAAGAACTTATTCTTGATTACGATACATATGACCCTTCAGGTGAACTCAGTTGTCAACTAGTAATGATTATGCCAGTGGCAAATGAAAACTTCGATTTATCGTTTAGTAAGAACTTGAAAACTACGTACAATGGATATACTTTATCCCTCAATGAAGTTATTGAAGTATTAAAACCCATATAAATAAAATTAATATTTTCGAGTAACAGTAAATGACATCTAGAGTTTTTTCATTAGAAGATGCTAATATCTCCAAAATTAGTGTCACTAGTACAAGGATTAAACCGTATAAAGATTTAGATTTGTCTTTTACTGCTAGTGATGTGGGCAATATTTTCAAAAAAACTGAAGGTGCTGCAGTAAAACAAGCAATAAAAACCTTATTGAATTCAAATAAACTGGATAAACCATTTGATCCTAACTTTGGAGTTGATTTGCGGCGGTTTTTGTTTGAACTTGCTGACGGACAAACAGGGGGGAGAATAACAGAACGAGTTAAATCTACGATAGAAGCTTATGAACCAAGAGCATCAGTACGTTCTATAAAAGTAGGTGTACAAGAAGATATTAACGCAGTGAACGTTCTACTCACATTCTCGATAAAAAATACAGATCAAACTATAACATTAGAAACCACAATTTCGAGGTTAAGATAAATGTCAACCACTATTAAGTCAACTGCTTTAGATTTTAATACTATTAAAAATAATCTAAAGACATTTTTTGAGGCACAAAGTGAATTTACCGATTATGACTTCGAAGCTTCTGGTTTATCTAATTTGTTAGATGTTCTTGCGTATAATACTCACTATAATGCGCTTATTGCTAACTATGCTCTAAACGAATCTTTTCTTGGTACAGCACAACTTCGCAGTTCGATTGTAGCCCTCGCATCAGCCATTGGTTATATTCCTGGTTCAAGAACATCTTCTAGTGCGAAAGTAGAACTAACAGCAAGTTTGGATGTTGGAAACGAACCCGCTACAATCACTATTCCTAGAAATTTTAAATTTAACGCTACTATCGATGATGTATCCTACTCGTTTATTACGACAGAAGCTGTTAGTGCTTCTTATAATCAGGGTGTCTATTCTTTCCAACTTTCTAGTGGCGACAATCCAGAACAAATTCAAATTTACGAAGGTGCTATTAAAACTCGTACATTCCTAGTTGGTTCTTCTGACGAAAATGAAATATATGTTATTCCCGATAAAAATCTTGACAGGTCTACCGTGTTTGTTCGTGTTTATGATACGCCATCATCAACAGATTTTCAGTTGTATACACCAATTAACGAAGCGACTGAAATTACTGAAAGTTCGTTGATTTATGTTTTAAAAGAAACTCCGAACGGGTTTTTTGAGTTGTCGTTTGGTAATGGTAATACTTTGGGCCCGACACCCGAAGCAGGTAATAAAATCGTCGTAGAGTATATCAGTTGTAGTGGTAGTGTTGCTAATGGTGGTAAAGTGTTCACAGCGGCAGAAAAATTAAGTGTCACATTAACCAATAGTGAAATTGCCGAAGTTGATGTTATTGCCACAACAATTTCTAATTCGTCCGGTGGTGCAGAAAAAGAAACGAACGAATCGATTAAAAAGAATGCACCGTTTCAGTATACCACACAGAACAGAATGGTGGTCGCGGGAGATTACTCAACTCTTGTGTTTGCTAGATTTAGACAATACATTGAAGAAATTAATTCTTGGGGTGGAGAAGATAATGATCCACCTGAATATGGTGCGGTCTATATGAGTATACGATGGAGAGCTGGTTTGTCTGCGTCTGACATATCCGATTTAAAAATTTCTATTGAAAATTATGTCAATCAACTATCTATTGTTTCTTGGCAGTTAAGGTTCCTAGATCCAATCACCACTTATATAGAAACAGCAGTATACTATCAATATAACCCAAGATTTACTACGTTAGGTTTAAATGCAATTAAGAACCTTGTTGGTGCTGCAGTTGAGAATTATTTCAATGCAACTATCGGAAGTTTTGGACAATCATTTAGACGTTCCAATTTGTTAACCCAAGTTGATAATGTCGATCCTTCAGTTCTTTCAAGTAGAGCTGATATTAAAATGCAACAAAGACTAACACCAACTGGACTTAACGGCAGCGGACAAGAAATAAGTCTTTTGGGGAAACAGTCCAATTACAATTTCTACTTCCCACAAGATATTGCTTCGCCTGAAAATTTAGATGTAGTGGTTTCATCTTCACAATTTAAACTGAATGGTAAAACGTGTTTTATCAGAAACCGTTCTCGAAGCACCGTTTTACAAGTAGTTCAAACAGGAACTTTAGTCCCCCTTGTTGACAATGTTGGTGAATATTTTACCGATGGTCGAGTTCGATTAATTTCTTTACAAATAGACAGTATTTTAGGTGGTGATGATTTTCTCAAAATCTCTATTGTTCCTGGAAATCAAAGTGCTGTTTCGCCATCTAGAAATAACATCCTTCTGTTTGATGATGAAATTTCCTTTGAAACGCCTGTAGAAGTAACGAGTACTTAAACTAATGGCTCACTTTGGATACAAAGAGACTAATCGTCGAGAACTTTCTTTATATGATAGGAAAGTTAAAGATGTTTTGCCGGATCATTTCATCGAAGATTATCCTCAATTTATCACTTTCCTGGAAAAGTATTACGAGTGGGTAGAAAGTGAAGAATCGCCAGCTGAACTGGTGGACCACCTTTTCGAAACAAAAGATATTGTCGAAACGGATTTATCTCTCTTATCTTTTTTAGAAGACGAATTGTTGTTGGGAGAAAGTTATTTCCAAGGGTTTCCAGACAAAAGAGGCGCAGCACAAATTGCAAGTAACCTCTATAGATCAAAAGGTTCTAAACTTGCTATTCAACAGTTTTTCCGTTCGTTCTTTGGCGAAGATCCGGACGTTGTGTATACGAAAGAAAATATCTTTCTTTTAAACAATTCGGAAATTGGCCCGTTAAGTAATCGTTTTATAACAGACGATAAACTATATCAAACGTTTGCCATTCTAATCAAGATAGGCATTCCTATTACTGTTTGGCGGGAAGTGTATAAACTTTTTGTTCATCCAGCTGGATTTTATTTGTCAGGTCAGATCCAAGCAATTGGCGAGGCTGGGTTTGGTGGGTCTCCGTTTGATGGTTATGATGAAATGGATAGTGCAGGACCGTTAGACCCAGTACTTATACTCTTAACAGATTCCGCACAGTTTTCGGTATTGTCAGCATCACAAGACGAACTCAGTCATTATGCTATTTACGACTCTACATATACTGGAGGTCTTGGTAAAGTTAAGGTTTCTTTGGATAGATATCATGTAAACCAATTCGAAGAGTACACATTAAATCCTTTGGCCACATTCTCACCAACCACATTAAAAATGTTGGGCGGTTTTGTGGTACCAGGAGAAAGAGACGCATATGCTGGTGTTGATGGTAATAATGCACTAGTCGGTAACATTGGTGTTGATTACGATTCTTCATATGTAACACCGAAACTTGCTTCCTTCGATATGGATAGTAGTGCACATGCTGATCAAATCTTGGGTAGTGTAATAGACTTCTCTATGAATTCAGATTCATCATTAACAACCTTTATGGGAACTTTTGCAACATTCGATAGAAAATAACTTATAAATAACAACTAAGGTAAATTGGATTAAAACATGACAAGGCAGATTATTTCTATTGGTTCACAGGCCAACGATGGAACGGGGGACACCCTCCGTGATGGTGCTGTTAAAATCAATTCTAACTTCCAAGAAATTTATGAGACGTTCGGTCCTGATGGTTTAATTATTGGGACAAGAATCGATTTTGATAGCGCAAGTCTTAATTTCCTTGATGTTAGTTTAACGAACGCTACCAATTTAAGTGCAGAAGGACCTACGCAAAACAACTTTATTGTTTTTCCAGACTATTCAGCAAATGTGGTTCTCGATTCAGCTTCTCAAACTTTATTGAACAAGTCTCTAGATTCATGTGTTCTTATTAACCCATTAATCGCAGATGCTTCACAAACACATTACTATAATGTTAAAAGTGGTGAACTATCTGCTTCTCATAATGTATATTTACCGATTCTTACTGACAGCGATACGTTCGTCGTTGCTAATCAGACACAGACGATAAAAAACAAAACACTGGATTCCTGCTCAATAATCAACGCTATTATACCGGATGGCGATTGGAACGATGCTTCGGGTAATACTATCCTCAGTTTTGACAATGCAGTAAACGCAGTAGATTATATAGTTATAAGAAACGCTGATGCTGGAGCTTCTGTAGATTTAGAAACGCGTGGTTCAAGTGGAAACATTGATTTAAGACTTTTGCCTAAAGGTTCTGGTGCAGTAGAATTAGCAGGAAATGTGGTGTTTGGAGATGGAACGATTCCACCGCTGAATACAACTGGTCAAGCTCTAGCAACAAATGAACCGTTTCTTATTATATCATACAACGGTGGATCAGAAACTTATACCTTACCCAATGGAGTATCTAAAGGTCAGGTAATTTATATTTTAAATCAAGCGGCCGGGCAGAATCATACTATAAGTCCAACAACCTTTGCACAAGGAAGTTCGTTCACTCTTAATAGCAACACGATTGCACATATGTTGTGGGACGGTTCTACGTGGTATGTAATTAATCAAAGTGATGTAACGATAACTCCATAATAAATGATGAATAAAATTAACAACAAGGTTAAACAGAAATGACAGCAACAATAACTGATCAATTCAAACGAGAACTAACTCAGGAAATCCTTAACGATTCTGCGGGAACTGGTAATAGGTATTATATTACTATTGGTCGAACAGAAACCTGGAATGAAACTGACACCGCTCCGAATATCTCACAGGCGGACTATCTACAATCTCCTTCATATTCCAGGTTAACGAGAAACGCATTCCAGTCTTCGAAACTGGTGAGTAATATCAGTTATGTTATTCCTCGTTATAATTGGACTTCTGGTACCATTTATTATGGATATAATGATGATTTTACTGGACACGATCCAGATTCTAAAAAATATTATGTATTGAATGATCAGAACCAGGTTTATATGTGTTTAAAAACTGCCACTGCCGGTGGTGTTTTTCTAGATGCTGAAACAGGTAACACGGTTCCAAACCTGGCGATTTCTACTGTACAACCGACTGGTGGATTAAACGGTATTCCTTTTAAAACTGGTGATGGTTATTTCTGGAAGTTTCTGTATACAATCAGTGTTGCTGATACTGACAACTATGTAACATCCCGTTTTATTCCAGTTAAATATGTTGATTCTGCGGGTGTTGATGATCCTGCAACAGATATTCAACAAAAAGCAATACAAGATGCGGCTATTCCAAAACAAATCGTAGGATTTGAGATTTTAAATGCTGGCAATGGTTCGTATAGTACTCCTCCAACTATAACAATTCAAGGTAATGGAACTGGTGCAGTAGGAAAGTCTGTTATTGACGCCGATGGTTATTTGGTGGGTATTGAAATTGACAGTAACGGTACCAGTACCGGATGGTTATTTGGTACAGGGTATGATTATGCTAGAGTTTTAGTTAATTCTGTTCCGGATTTGGCTCGTGTAATATTCTCACCGAAAAATGGCATTGGTGCTGATCCAACTGTCGATTTACGTGCAACACAAATGATGTTTAACGTACAGATGTCGGGCAATGAAGATTTAACAATTGTTCCTTTTAGAACTGGTTATAACACATATTTTAGACAAATCTCTCTTGTCAAAAATCCAACTACTACAGTAAATGATAGTGATTATTTTACAGATCTGACAGGTAACAATTTAAGAGGATTCACTACTACATTAACTTCTGGTAGTGTAAAATTCCAACCAGGCGATCTCATTACTGGAAGTGTTAGTTCGGCACAAGCTATTGTTGATCATTACTGGGATAGTTCTGATAATAATGGACAGTTATATTATCATCAGAACGATTCGACTGGATATTCCGCCTTTTCCATAGGTTCTGATACCATCTCCAGGTCCACCGGCGGTATTACAGTTAGCGCTAATGCGTCTATTACCCCCGATATAGATAATTATTCTGGTGAACTTCTATACATCGATAGTCGAGGAGAAATTCCAAGAGACTTTGAATCTAGACAAGACCTAAAAGTTGTTGTTACATTTTAAGGATTATTAAAAATGCCCACTACCTATAATCAGAATATAGAGAGAACTACTTATAAAGACGATTATGATGCTGCCAAAGGTTATCATAAAGTCTTGTTCAACTCTGGTCGGCCTCTTCAAGCGCGAGAACTGAATCAATTACAGACAATAATTCAAAAAGAAATCGGTCGTTTGGGTGCCAATTTATTTAAAAACGGTGCTGCTGTAAAACCAGGTGGGATTACTGTTAACAATGCTTATGAATATGTACGTTTACAAACTGTTAATAATCCAACAAGCGCTCTCGTCGGAAAAACATTAACCAGTTCATCTACACCAACCATTACTGCTAAAGTAGTTCAGTTTGTACCCAAGTCAGATATAAACAATGATACTACAAACGTACCAACCGTTTTTGTTGTGTATCAAGAAACAACACCCCAGTCTGCTGATCCTAATATTCCCGATAATTCTGGTCCAGCTCCTGTAAGATTTGCTGCAAACGATATATTATCAGTTAGTGGTGGTGGTACAGTACAGGTTGTGGATGGTTCTAATCCCAACATTACTCCTACTGGAAGGGGGTGTAAAGTTGGCGTTGGAGCAGGCACATATTTCGTTTTAGGACATTTTGTTGAAGTTCCAAAGCAAGCATTAATCCTTTCAAAATATTTTCAGGGTTATACTGGTGACATCGGGTTTAAAGTTTTTCAGGATATTTTAACAGCGACTGACAGTAACTTACTATATGATAATCAGGGGGCTACACCTAATCTAAATTCACCTGGCGCAGATAGATATCGAATTCGTTTAAAATTGACACGAAGGGAAGATTGTCTCGCATCAGAAAACTTTATCTTTTTAGCTAGAGTCGCAAACGGAGTAATTGCAAATCAGGTTACTGGTCTAAACGAATATAATAAAATTAATGATGTTTTGGCTCAAAGAACGAAAGAAGAATCAGGTAACTACATTGTAGACCCTTTCAAGATTCGATTCGTTGAAATTGATTCATCAGCCGCAGAAGATAGGTTATATCTTGAAGTTTCTAGAGGTGTTGCATATATTAACGGTTATCGTTCAGAGAACCCGACAGTAAAAAAACTTGTCATTCCAAAACCAACCGTTTCTGAATTAGTATCAGGGGAAAATATTCCAGTAATCTATGATCGATATTTTAATGTCAATGCAACCGACCTAAACACACACAAAGGAACGCTTGCATTAAATTCTACTGTTTCTTTATGGACAGGTGATAGTGCTAATGGATCAGAATTAGCCAAAGTTAAAGTTCGTTCTATAGAAAGCACTACGGGTTCTTTTGGTGGAGTAAGCTCAGTTCATCGTGTTTATATTTCGAGCGCTGATGATATTTCAGCTTCTATACGAACAGCTAGAAGTATCGGAACTGGACCTACCAATTACTACAAACTTGTTCTTGAGGGTAATCCTCCTAGAGCACTTGTAAAAGGCGCCCAGAAAAATAAAGATCTTCTTTTTAAACTACCCAGATCAAGACCATCAAATGTTGACCCATTAGATTACAATTACATTTTTCAACAGACTTTTACAACAGATGCTGATGGTACAAAACTGATCAGTGGTACAGATTTCACTAATACCTCATCATGGATTGTGTCAAGCGTTGATTCGGGATCAGTATCTTTTGGTGGAACATTAGGCGGCAATGCGGATACTTTCGATTTTCAAAGTGGTTTATTAGGATCAAAACAATACACCGTAACTGGATATCAGAGACTATCAAACGCAACAGCAAAAACAAAGACACCTACTGAAACTAGTATTACTGGAACTGTATCCTCGGGTCAACCTTTTAGTCTAGGGGAATACGATATTAAGTCAGTTTCCGAAATCAAAGATAGTGCTAATGGAACAAGTATCTTTGGGTTTTTCACACTCGACAATGGTCAGAGAGATACTCACTACGCTAAGGGAAGACTTCTTCAGGTAGCACCCTATTCTGGTCCAATTTATGCGAAGTTCCGATATTGGGCAAGAGGTGGTACTGGTAATTATTATTCTAAGAATTCATACATTCCTAATAATTCAGTTATCCCGAATATACCGGCTCCTTATAACGAAATTCCTAGTTACAAACCGAATTACGATACAACTACCAGATTGTATAATGTTATTGATTTTAGGCCAGATTTTGATAGTGCTAGTGGAACGTTTGATAATGGTACCAATCTATTTTATCTCCCTCAAAGAGCGTCTCTTTTGACCGGAGATGTTAGTTATTATCTTCCTCGAGCTGACAAGTTGATGATGTCTCAAGAGGGTAAACTTCTGTATATTAGGGGTGTTCCTGATAGAAACCCACAATTTAAGAAAACTCCAGAAGGTTCATTAGATCTCTATAAAATTATAATGAACGCCAACACTTTAACTCCTGAAGATGTTTCAATTACAAAAATTGAAGCTAAACGGTATACGATGAAAGATATTGGCAAACTAGAGAAAAAACTTGATCGTTTAGAGGAAGTTACTACACTTAGTTTATTAGAACTTGATACGAAAAACCTCAACCTTCTTGATGCAGATGGTAACGTTCGAACCAAGTCTGGTTTCTTTGTAGATAACTTTAAAGATCAAACTCTATCGGCCACAGCTTCAAAGGAATATCGTGCTGCACTTGATTTTCAGGGAAATGTCTGTAGACCTAGATTCACTCAGGATAATATTCGTTTAATTTGGGATAGTGTCAATTCAGATGGTGTTGTTCGAAAAGGTGATATGTTGTATCTAGATTATCAAGAAGTTAACTGGAAATCTGTTCAGATTGCGTCTCGTACAGAATCAGTCAACCCATTTATTATAGGTATTTTTAATGGTACTATGGATCTTTCTCCAGCCTCAGATGAATGGAAAGATACCAAATACACGGCACCGAAAATTATTCCAAATGGCACGAGAATAGAAAACACTGAAGTTGGTTTTATTTGGAATGAACATGAAACCAATTGGTCAGGACAAAATCCTGATGATTTGGAAGTCGGACAGGTTACTGGTGTCACATCAAGCATCGCTGGTTCAGAAACGAATGTTAATACAACGTCTACTACTAATGATCTTAACGGCGCCTTCGTTGAAAGTGTAACGACAGACGTAACTACAACCACTACCACAACGACCACTAAACATACGGTTACTAAAATTGTAGCAGAAGAAACCGTTGAAGAATATGTTGGGGAAAGGGTTGTTCAGGTTTTTGCTGCACCTTGGATGCGTTCTAGAAAGATTTACTTTAAAGCGGAAGGTATGAGACCCAACATTAGAGTTTATCCTTTCTTTAATAACAAGAATGTTTCTAAGTGGTGTAGACAAGAAGATTTTGTTCGTTATTCTGATAGAACAACGGATGAAGGTAACTTAAATACACAGTACACTTCTCATCCAGATGGTTCAACTCCTTTGGTTACCAATCAGTTCGGTGAAGTTTCCGGATCGTTTCTAATCCCAAGAGTTGTGAATTCAGAAAAGTATTATGAAACTGCTTTAGGTATAGAATCCTATGATCCGAAACAGGACGTTGATCGTTTTCCTTGTGGTAGTTTAGAATTCAAGTTGCTTGACATCAGTCAAGCTGCTGACCAGGCTGCAACAACAAAAGCGTTTGCAATCTACAGTGCGAAAGGAACGATAGAACAGAAACAAAAAGACTACCTGAGTACACGTGTTTTATATCAGGCGAAAGCAGATTTTTATAGTGATAATACTAGGGTGTCTACAACGTCTAGTACATCACTAAAACAGAATAAGGAAACAGAAGATAAACTCACAGCCACCATTTCTAAAGTGGAGGATATTGAAACAGAAGTTGCTGACATAAAACAAACCCAAGACTATATTTTAGACGAACTTGATGCACTAGAAACTGAGATAATAACTAATCAGCAGGCGATATCTAACATTCATGATGCCATAGAAGCTAACGCCATTCAAGAAACTACTACCCAGACAGAAAACAGTGCTGTTGGTAGTGACGTTGGCAATGGTAATAGCGAAGGCATCGGTGCGGTCGCTACTAGTACAACAACTATCACCCATATAGACATTAGTGCTGAAGGTGATAATGGTTCTCAATCAACACAAACTACGGTAGTATTTAATGTTAATAATAGTGGTGAAGCGGTTGTTGGAACTGCGAATGGTGTTACTATAATTAACAGCGAAGACGAGGATACGGGTGTTATATTAGTTGATGGTACTCAAGATGGTGATCGCGGTGGGGTATTAGAATCGGGCGGTGATATCGATAGTACTTATGAAGGTCAAAAAAATCCGGTTGATAATTCGGGGACCACAGTTGGCGGTTCAGCCGCTGCAGCAGCCAATCCAGCGGAAAGTTTTAACGTTGATGAAATAGATGTGTCCAAAATTGCGTCTTTACAAAATATTGGGAACTTGGGAATAGATTTAGGATGTATTTATGGGGACCCCGTAGCGCAAACCTTTCTCGTTGATAACGAATATGGTGTTTTCATCACCAAAGTGGGATTGTTTTTTGCTACTAAAGATTTAGAAATTCCAGTTCAGGTACAGATTAGACCGACAGTTAATGGTGCACCATCATCAAACGAAATCATTGCTAAAAAATATTTAGCACCGTCTCAAGTCCAAGTTCCGGCCGCAAGTGATAGAAGAAATCTAACAGCGGTTAAAGCAAAAGAAACGGTTTTCGAATTTGATGAACCAGTATTTCTTAATCCGTTTACTGAATATGCTATTTGTGTACTTGCATCAAATACACCATTATATACATTATATGTTTCTGAAATGGAACAGTGGGTTCTTGGTTCGACAGATCAAAGAATTTTGACTCAACCTTCTTTGGGTTCTTTCTTTAAGTCGCAAAACTCTCAGATTTGGGAACCCGACCAAAATGTTGATATGATGTATAAATTATATCGTGCAAATTTTAGATTTGGTGGTAAGGCCGTATTTCATAATGCTACAGTTCCATCGGAACTTCTAGATCCAGATCCAATCAATACAACTGCTGGTTCTAATGAAATTTATGTGGCGCATTATAATCATGGTTTGACAGTGGGTGATCAAGCAGTACTTTCCGGTATAGACTCTGCTACAATATATGGTGGAACTGGTGGTATTTTAGGTTCATCTATGTTAGGTTCTAGAACTGTAACAAAGATTGATGCTTTTGGATATACATTCAATGCTGATAGTACTGCTCCAAGAACAGGTATGTTTGGAGGAACCGCTGTTACTTCACAAAGAAACATTCAGTTTAATGTTGCTAACGTTACCGTTGATACAGCTCTTCCGGATTTAACTTCCGTATCAGCTGCTTATAAATTTACAACTGGTAGTGTGATTGCTCCAGCTGATCCGGTTCCTGTAATTGCTTGGAGTAAAGATACGAACTGGCAAAGAATCACACCGAAGATAAACACTTCTTTCACTTGGCCAAGGGTTATTGGAAGTAGTTACAATGAAACTACTCAAAGTCTAACTTATAATAAGTCGGTTGATTTTAAAGTTGATATGAAGAGTGGTCATGAATTTGTGTCTCCTATGTTAGATCTTCAAAGATGTTCTATGACAATGATCGAAAACATTGTTGATTATCAAGATTCGGCTGATGCAAATGCGGGTAATATTCCAATCAGATTTACATCTGAAACCGACCCTTATAGTGGTTCTCATCCAGCAAAACACATTACTAAACCAATTACCTTGGCGGAAGATGCTGTTGGATTAAAGATTCTTTATGCTGCTAATATTCCTCCCAATTCAGAGGTTGATCTATATTATAGAACAGCAATCGAAGGTGAATCTATTATTGATAAAAACTGGATTTATGATGCACCAGAAAATGAATTGCCGAAAGATGAAAATCCTGCAATATTCAGGGAATATACCAATTTAGTTGGTGGTGATGACGGGTCTTTAGATGCGTTTACAGAATTCCAGATAAAACTTGTGTTCCGTTCTCGCAATTCATCTAAAGTGCCTTTGGTGAGAGATTTAAGAGCAATAGCGTTGGTGGATTAATATAGTGGATTTAATTAAAGTTGATGGACATACCGGCCTTGGAAGAGATTCAAAAACGGGTGCAATTATTAATATAAATAGAAAAGAAGTTGAAACGGCTCGTGAACGTAAAAAGAAAAGACTTGAGTCAAAAAGAAATCAAGAAAAACTTGCTGCTCAAGTCGATTCTTTAGAGAATGAAGTCGCCGATATCAAAGACATGTTAACTAAGATATTAGAGAAACTATAATGGCAGACCCTTACGGATACGACCGTCCTACAGTTGTTGACCTCAATGATAACGTCAACACCTTTCGTCGAAAAGTAAATCAGATCAGTGATGATTTGGGAGATAAAAGACGTTTATTAAACTGGCCTGGAACCTCTCTTGCTACTGACAGTGATATAGTAGGTAATTTGATTGAGTTAGATTATCGTCTAAATCAAACAAGTGCAGATCTATACCTTCGTGCAGATGGAGGTAGTCTTTATATTCAGAATGGCACAACCTCAACTATCGCTGCTGAATTCTTATACGATAGTGCCGCAGGTAATCTAAGTCTCATCACACCAATGTCTGGAGATTTCACCATCGATACAGTTGGTGATATTATTCTTGACGCTGATGGTAATGACATTCGATTTAAGAATGGCGGTGGTAATGATGAAGTCATTCATACTTTGGCAAATACTGGTGTCTATACTATTACTGCACCCGATAACTATATCATTGATGTTCAGGGCACTGGTGATATCACATTAGACGCCGCTGGTCAAAACATTTATTTTGATGATGCTGGTAATAGAAGAATCACATATACTCTTGGTGCAACTACTGACACATATCTTGCAGGCAATTACACGTTAAACGTCGATGGTTCAATTGCAGATTCAGCAGGCACTACATATTCTCTTGTTGCTGGAACAAATATCACACAGACTTCGACTACTGGTTACACTACGCATATTTCAGGAACTACGACTACTCATACGGTAGGAACCGACTATGCGTTAACAGCTGGTGGAAACTATACAGTAGATGTTGATGGTTCAATCACAGATTCAGCAAATTCTATTTCTAGAATTTCTACTACTACAACAACAGATACAGTAGGGACCAATTACACATTAACAGCTGGCGGAAACTACACGGTTGATGTTGATGGTGCTATTAAAGATTCTGCTGGTACTTCTATCACTCATGTATCAGGCACAACCACAACCCACACCGTAGGAACAAACTATGCGTTGACAGCTGGTGGAAACTATACTGTCGATGTGGATGGTTCACTCGCTGATTCTGCCGATACTATTTCTAGAACTTCTGGAACAACTACTACTGACACGGTTGGTAGTGATTACACATTAACAGCTGGTGGAAACTACACGGTTGATGTTGATGGTTCAATTGCGGATTTGGCGGGAACCACAATCTCCAGAACTGCTGGTACCAATATTACTGATACTGCGTCTACTGGATCATATACGTTAACCGCAGATACTAACATTAGTCAAACGGCTACTACGGGAACAATTACGCAAACTTCTGGTACTACTTTTGACCAGGTATCTGGTGGAAACTTTACTACTACTGTTACGGGTAATGTTCTTGTAGATGCATCCGGCGACATCACTCTCGATGCTGACGGAAATGACATTTTCTTCAGAGACGGAAATACCCTAAGGCTTCAATTTAATTTAGGTAACAATAACAACGAGAATTGGACTGGCAACCTTACTCGCAATGTATCCGGATCAATTATTGACTCAGCTGGAACATCTATACAAACCGTTTCCACTACTACAACAACTCATACAGTAGGTACTGACTACGCATTAACCGCTGGTGGTAACTACACCGTTGACGTTGATGGTTCTATTGCGGATTCTGCTGGAACCACAATCTCCAGAACAGCTGGTACAAATATTACGGACACGGCTACTACTGGATCAATTACACAAACATCAGGTACGACATTTAACCAAGTATCCGGTGGTAATTTCACCACTACGGTTACCGGCGATGTTCTTGTAGACGCTTCAGGTGATATTACCCTTGATGCTGCTGGACAACAAATTAACTTTGTTGATGCAACTAACACAAGAATGGTGTTCAACCTTGATGCGACACCACAAATTGACGTAACAGGTAATTACACGGTTTCGGGTTCAGGTTCAATTCTTCAGTCTTCTACTACTACACAAGAATTGACAGGTACAGATATTACCCTGGACGCATCAAACAACATCTATCTTGAGGCTGATGGTGACCAGATTCATCTTCGTGCTATTACTGCTAATAAATTTATCTTTGGTGTAGCAGCATCACCGACTCTTGACATTACTGGAAACTATACTGAAACAGGTTCAGGTTTCCTTTACACCAAGGCTGGAACGTACCTCAAAGATTCTGCTGCAACAACTTCTACGTTGACTGCAAATAGTGCTATTACACGAACTTCTGTAAACAGTACAATTACAGATGTTGCTAAGACTAATATTTCACAGACAGCAACTACGGGTTCTTATTCACAATCTTCTGGTACAACGTTTACACAAACGTCTGGTGGCGCATTTACACAAACGTCTGGTGGTAATTTTACCAATAACGTTACGGGTAATATTCTAATTGACGCAACTGGATTTTACGATTTGGCGACAGGTGGAACTATTAAAGATTCTGCTGGTACTGCTCATACAACAATTGCGGGTACTCAGGTTGTTAGAACTTCAGGGACAACTACTACCGACACGGCGGGGACTGATTATACACTGACTGCCGCAGATAATATTAGTCAAACAGCAACTGCTGGTACCATCACACAAACTTCTGGTACGACATTTGATCAGGTGTCTGGTGGAAACTTTACGACTACCGTAACAGGCAATTTCACAGTTGATGCTTCTGGTATAATCGTATTAGATACGGAAAGTGATACTGTTACATTTAAAGATGGTGCTGCTGGTCATTCTGTGACTCACGTGTTTACTCCTGCGAATGGTGATTACACGGTTAGTGCACCAAGAGACTATACGCTTGATATTGTCGGCGATATTATCCTTGACGCTGACGGTGGAGATATAATCCTTAGAGATGCTGGTACGGAAGACTATCGGTTTGCTACAGATGGGACATTCTCACGAACAGGTAACTTGACAATTGATGCCAGTGGT